GCAGGTGGACGGGTTCATGCCCGTGTGCTGGGCAGACAAGGACTTGGACTTGACCGGCGTGGATGTTCTGGACACGGTTTCGCCCTACGTGGCCGACAAGATACAGGTTGTCAAGCACCAGATCTGGAACGAGGCGCTGACGTACCTGGGCATCGAGAACACGAACACGGACAAGAAGGAACGCATGGTGTCCCCCGAGGTGATGGGCAACATGGGCGACGTGGAGGCCCAGAGGTTCACTCGCCTGAACAGCAGGAAACAGTTCTGCAAGGAAGTGAACGAGATGTTCGGGCTGGACATCGACGTTGACTTCCGAAGCGGCATGTACATCAGGACCGACAAGGAAGGTACGGTTCCCGTTGGAGGAATGGAGAGCGGGACGGTTGACAAGGGAGGGAACACAGGGTATGGTGGAGGCAATCTCTGGCAGGCGCTCAAGGCGGCATTGAAGGGTGGAAGATGAGCAGGTACACGACACAGCTTAGATGGGTGGTGGAACAGGCCCTTGACGACATCGGCGCTCCGCACGAGGAATCCATGTGGGAGCGCGTGTATTCGGAAGTGGGACTTGCAGACTATCCGATATTCGAAGAAACCCACAGAAAGATTCTGAACGACAAGATCATACGGCACTACTACACGCGCGAGATAGCTGCCGAGACGGTTGCGAGATGGCGCATGTTCGTGAGAGACGCCATGCATCTGATCATGCCGTATTACAATCAGCTGTACGAATCCGAATTGCTTGCGCTTGGAATGGAGCCTTTGGGCGACCGCAACCTGTCCCACACGGAACATGCATGGGGAACGGCCGAGAACATGGGCTCTGGAACCACGGAATCGTCAACCGACACGCAGAACGTCTACCAGGACACGCCATCAAGCCAGATGATACCTGACCAGGTGAAGAGCCTGGAATACGCCACGAACGCGACGTTCGACACGGAAAGGGCCAACGGCAAGGCGTCGAACGAAAGCACGGGAAGCTACGACAACATGGTTCAGAGGGACGAGACGGGATATTCCCGGCCGCAGTCGGAACTTCTGAAGCTGTACCGCGAAACGTTCCTGAACATCGACAACGACGTGGTGCATGACCGTGAATTGGCCCAATGCTTCATGACCATATGGTGAAAGGAGGGAACATGGCGACGAACGTAAGGATACCGCCTTTGAGGTTCTTCACGCAAAGGGTGCTTCCTGCGGTGTACACCGACGAATTGTCGTACTACGAAGTCCTGGCGAAGGTCGTCGACAAGCTGAACGAACTCATAGACGTGGTTGGCGACAGCGCCACCATCGAGCAGATTCAGCAGGTCATAGAGGACATAGAGAAGGAACTGTCCGCGTTGTACGTGTACGTTGACAAGGAAGTGCAGGGAGCCAAGGACTATTCGGACGACCAGAACGATATCCTGGAAAAGTACCTCGTTTCCCTGATACTGGATGCGACCGTGGGAAAGGTGTTGGTGCAGTCCCAGACAGGGGGCGGAATATGTCCGCTGCAGGAGGAACTGGACAGGCAATACGACTTCTTGAGGTATTATGCCTACAATGCCGGCAAGATGGATTCGTTCGAGAAGACCGCGCAGGAAATCGACGGATACGATGCCACGGCATACACCGACGATCTGTACAACGCCGTTCTTCTGAACGGCAACAGCGACCTGCCTGTGCAGGATGGAAACTAAGGAGAGTGTCGACATGAGTGCTACCAACACAACGCCGTTCTTGCAGCTGCCGCAATTCGCTGCGACGGACAAGCCAACATGGCTTGGGGACTTCAACGGCGCAATGTCCAAGATCGACACGGGCGTTGCGTCCAACAACAACAAAATAACGGAACAGACGGCACAGATCGCTGCCGTCCAGAAAATGGCGGAGAATGCAAGTGTTACGGCCAACAAGGCGATTTCCGTAGCTGAAAGCGCCACGCAAGATGCAGCAGCCGCGTCATCCGCAGCATCGAACGCCCAGACAGACGCAAATCAGGCGCTTTCAAAGGCAAATTCGTTGGAAAGCCGGTTCGAACTGGTGAAGTTCGGGCAGGTAACACAGACGCTGATGACGCCATCCAGTGGGTTGACTATTGGGAATTCAGTGATCAATTACGCCCTCAATCAGGACGGGACATACGGCAAGGTATACGGGCGCATACAGGTGACCACGCAGACCGGCAACAGCGGGCAGCGCGTGACGTTGAAAGCGGGCAGCATACCGTTCAAGAAACCGTCTTCGACCGTGAAGGTGACGTTCATAGGCATCACGTCATGCACGCGTGTTGGGACGAACGACATAGAACGCATAAACATTGCTGACATGTGGCTGGAACCCGATGGCTCGTGTAGCTTCTCTTCCATGTCCACACCGTGGACCGATGAAGAAGTCAAAATAGACATACTTGCCATTCCTATCTATTTTAAGGACTTCGGAGACATGGGGGTGGAGGAACTGACTTCATTGATGAACGCACCGGAAGAGAAGTTTCTCGAGGCTGTTAGAAGCGTGTAATGGCCATGGCGGAAGTTCCAGACAGAGGAAACCCCAATTTCTTCTCGCTTTTCAACGGAAGCCACGTGGCGGAACTGGTCGGTTCCGCCTCCACCTCGAACGTCTTCATGCTCACTTCGATGAACACCGTGCAGTTCCTCGGGGACTGCACGGCTGGAGCGGACGGCAGGATGTGGGTTCTTCCAGAGGAATGCAGGCCTAGAAACCCCGTCCGCTTCATGTGCCCGATCGAGCCGACGGGCGACGTGCCTGGTGCGTCCTACGAGGTCGTGGTGGACGTGACGGCGGAAAGCAAGGCGGTGGAGGTCGTCACGGGAATCGCAACGGGGACTTCCAAGGCGTTGACGGAGGCCACGCTGTCCACGGAAACGTCCAAGGCGTTGACGGAGGCCACGCTGTCCACGGAAACGTCCAAGGCGTTGACGCAGGCCACGCTGTCCACGGAAACGTCCAAGGCGTTGACGCAGGCCACGCTGTCCACGGAAACGGCGAATGCGGTCGATGGCGTTGAGATGTCCACCAGTCAGGTGGGGAACCTCGTTTCGAGCCCGTCTCCCATGGTGGGGGCAGGGCTGACGGCCGGACAGTACGACGACCTGGTTGGAGCGTCCGCCCTTTCGTCGGCGACGATGACGCAGACGAAAGTGGAAGTGCTTTCAGGCGCCGGCCTGCAGACGGCGGAAGGGGAAGTGCTTTCAGGCGTCGCCCTGCAGACGGCGGAAGGGGAAGTGCTTTCAGGCGCCGGCCTGCAGACGGCGGAAGGGGAAGTGCTTTCAGGCGCCGGCCTGCAGACGGCGGAAGGTGACTTCCTGGTTTCTGCGACGGCGGTGTCCGGAAGCATCGATGTGACAGGCATGCCGAACGCGAAGAAGGCGACCATAAAGGTTCCCGACACGCCGGGCTCGACGTTCGCAGTCGTGACGGTGATGCCTGACGGGACGATATCCGGAGAGCCTGGGGTGTTGCACTACACGAACGGGCACATGTTCAGCATATCGGACAACTGGTATTTGGAGGGATAGAATGGAATTCGTGGATGGAACTCAACTGTGGGCCATGGGGTTGTCGTGCGTCTTCATGTTGCTGGACATCGTGTCGGGCTTCGTGGGCTCGCTGAAGAACCGGTGCGTCAACTCTTCCAAGATGAGGGACGGCATATTCAACAAGGCCGCGCTCTTGATCGTGGTTTTCATGGCATGGCTGGTAGAGTTCACGGTCAGGCATGTGCCGGGTCTTGGCTTCGGCATGCCGCTTCTGATTCCCGTCTGCGTCATCGTCATACTGATGGAGGTCGCAAGCGTCATGGAGAACGTGGCGAAGATAAGCCCGGCGCTTGCTGGCAGCAGGCTTTTGAAGTTCTTCGAATCGGAAAAGGAGGATTGAGGCATGGAAAGACCGAACGACCTGCCAAACCCGGAAAACTCGGTTTCTTTCGAAGACGTTGCGGAAGTGGAGATGATCGACCATGGGGACGCCGAATGACGTGCTGCGCATCGCTGCCGGAGAGATAGGGTACTATGCTCCGGACGACCCGCAGCCGGGAAGCAAGTACGGGCGATGGATGGCCGACGTGACGGGCGAATCCTGGCTTGCAGGCCCGTCCACCGAGGTGTGGTGGTGCATGATCTTCGTGTCCTGGGTGTTCGCGCAGGCAGGCGTGGAGTTTCCCGGAGCACCATCGTACAACACGGACTCTACCCTGGCAGCCGCACGCAAGGTCGGGCGCGTCACCGACGCGGGGCACGCGGGCCCGGGAGACATCGTGGTGTTCGACTGGAACTTTTCCAGCGCGGCAACGGACCACGTGGGAATCGTGGAGAAGAACTATGGCACGTACCTGCAGACCATCGAGGGCAACACTTCGGGCTCCGCAGCAGGCAAGCAGTCCAACGGCAACGGCGTGTGGAGGCGCACGCGCGACTACTCGGTGGTGGCGGGCGTGGTGTCCCCATATTGGGACACCGCTTCGGAAAGCAGGCCGCAGCCGGGAAAGATCGACGTGGACGGATGGTGGGGGCCTGCCACGGTGAGGGCCTTGCAGGCTGCTCTCGGCACCGACCAGGACGGCGTGGTGCCCAACCAGGACAGGCGCGACATGTCGGCAATCGGCGGAGTGCCCTCCACCGCCTGGCAGGTGGGCCGGGGCGGCTCCGACGTGATCGCCGCGCTCCAGTCCAAGGTGGGCGTGGAGGCAGACCGCTACTTCGGGCCGAACACGTGCCGCGCCTTGCAGCGTTACCTCGGCACCGAGCAGGACGGCGTGCTGTCTCGCCCGTCAGAGTGCGTGAGGGAAATGCAAAGACGCTTGAACGCCGGAACGTTTTGATGTATAATGTGAATGCGCCGTTAGGTAAGCTGGTTTCTCGATTCTGTGGGGCACGTCCTGAAAAGATGCACAGGTCGAACGGAGAAAGGCCCGCTCTGTACCTTCCCTATCGGTAGCAACCCCTGTTTCGAGCGCCCCGCTTGCATGTCATGATGGGGCGCTCGCTTCATAAGGAGACGAAAATGCAGAAGTACATCGACTTCGACAGGACGAGAAGCCATAACTGCCTTTTCAACTTCGTGAACGGCATACGTGGGTGCGGCAAGACCTATGGCAAGCTGAAAGACGACATCGACCGCTACATGAAGGGCAAGGGGCGGTTCATCTACCTGCGTAGAAGCGAGGAAGAACTAAAGACGTTGACCACGCAGAAGTCCGGCCGCCTTTTCAACCACGTGCAGACCGAGTACGAAGGGCATGCTCTATGGTGCGAGGCCAACTTGCTGCACATCGACAAGGAGGTTTGCGGTTATGCGGCAGCCCTCTCAACGGCCCGCAAACTGAAATCGGATGCGCTGGACTACGTGACGGACATCATCTTTGACGAGTACGTCATAGACGACACGACTTCGCAGCAAAGGTACTTGCCAGACGAGGTGACGGCGTTCTTCGAGTTCTACGAAACCGTGGCAAGGCCTGGTTCGAGAGACTACGACGTGACGGTGTGGTTTTTAGGAAATGCCATATCCTCGTCCAATCCTTACTTCGACTTCCTAAACCTTGACTTGCCCTATGGAAGCGACATAATCAAGAAGGGCGAGTTTCTGGTTCAGATGTGCGCACCCCCAGACCTGATAGAGGCAAAGAAGAAAACGAGGTTCTATCAGGCTATCGCAGGAACCGAATACGCAGCTTACGCAGTTGAGAACAGGTTCCTGAGAGACAATCGAACGTTCATAGAGAAGAAAACAAAGGACGCTGAATACCAGTTCACGTTGATCTACTACGATAACCTAATAGGTGTGTGGAGAGACTACCGTAACTGCAAGTTCTACATAAGCGAAAGCGTTGACAAACAGTGCAGAACGGTGTATGCCGTAACCACGGAAACGCAGGAACCTAACACGTTCCTTCTACGGGGATTCAAAAACAACTACCATTTGAAGGAACTAAAGAAAGCTTACGATTCTGGATGTCTGTTCTATGAAAGCCAGAAACTTTATAAATGGTTCAGGGACATCGTGAGAATGGGGTTGAGATAATGGCAGAACCTGTTATTATAACGGCAATCAGAAGATCAGGGGTGGAAAACGCCTATATAGGTACGATAGGTGATGACGGATACGTGTATTTCAACGATGCCATGTTCTATAGGTTCAAGCCCACAGGAACATGGGAACAGAACGTGTACGTGTTGAACCGGTCGCGGTATTCGTGGGCTAAATGCACGATGTTCGAAAAGATATCAGCCGTGAATCTTAACGCTGGCGCAGGAAGCGTTGCACCGGGTGGAATCGGAGTCGAGGGGGCAATCAAGTGGGCTATTGCTGTTGCAGAGGATGCATCCCATGGTTATGATTGGGACTACCGTTGGGGACCTGACTACGACTGTTCTTCGCTTGTGTATGAAGCTTTCCGCGTTGGTGGTGGTTTCGACCTACCAGTGCATACTGGAAACACGCATTCGATGATTAGAGACTTTACAGCTATCGGATTCAAGTGGTTGGCTGGAAAAGGAAATTCAGCTAGCGAATGCGTAAGAGGTGATATACTCCTGAATACAGCAAACCACACTGAAATATATATTGGTAACGAAATGAACGTGGGTGCGCATATAAACGAAAAAGGAACGGTTAGAGGTGGCAGGTCTGGAGATCAATCAGGTAGAGAGATTTGCACCAATGGTTATTATTCGTATCCTTGGAATGGAATATTGAGGTATGAAGGATGAAACGCAAAGATTTTGAAATGATGGTTACAGATTTTGTATACTTTCGTGCAATTTTCGGTATAATATTGTTTATTGCAGCTATTGTAGGCCTTGCATTAGGCGTATTTCTGGCGGTAGTATTATGAAAGTTTACAAAAAAGACACTTAAAACATGTATTATGATGTTAATATTATGCGCTGTTGGTGTAGTGATTAACTTAGTGACTAGATGGTGG